ATATATAACAAAAATATATAACAAAAATATATAACAAAAATATATAACAAAAATATATAACAAAAATATATAACAAAAATATATAACAAAAATATATAACAAAAATAAATAATAAAAATATTAAATATTTATTATTTACATAATATATATCAAAATCATTTTTATCACATAAAATAACACATATGAGTGAAAGGGAAAGGGAAGAAAATACAAATGAAGAAAAAATGATAATGTATTTCAAGGCAAGACAAGATTATTTGGAAGAAAGAAAAAAAATAATTATTCAATTATATAAAAAAACAAAATTTATTGAAATGACGAATGAAAAAAAACGTCTTGAATTAAAAAAAAGAATTTTAGAATCTGAATCGATAAACCGAATTCTGTTGAAAATGCAAAAAATTAAAAAAAGTCGTGGATTTAAAATTGGAAACACGCATAATCTTCAAGAATTACTTGAATCGCAATTTAAAAAAGTGGAAGAAATGAAGGAAAAAATTATAAATTTAAAATTGGATTTATTATTCAATTACAAAACGGAAGATGAAACTATTTCTGAAATTTCCGCAAAAATACCAGAATTTAATAAACAGCTCGAGATATATAAAAAGTATCTTTCTGATTATGAAAACATTGTTGGAAACAATGATGCACAGGTTCGTTATATACGCACGCGCGATGAAATTCAGTCCATTTTATCCAATATTGAAAAACAACAAGAACTTGTTATCCAGACACACGACCCTTTAAAACAAATCGAAATTATTCACAATATTTTAGAAACGTATCAATCGTCACTTCAGTTCAATGCCAACTATCAAGATGCAAATGATACAAATACGGGAGATGCGTTGGTTCAGGGAGAAGAACCAGAACCAGCGCCTCGTATTAGAGAAACCGAAACTACAAAATTAATGAAATTAAAATATGCAAATTGTTCCATGTATAAAATGCATCCCGATGATGACGAATTTTATTTAATACAAACCCCCTATACAATTTCACAACTTGAAATTGTAAAAAAATAAAAATAAAAATGTTTTTCCTATTTTTTTTCATGCCTTTTATATTTTTTTCATTCCTTTTCTATTTTTGTTTACTCTAGAAAGTATATCTTGTATTTTACAGGCAACGTGATTCGACAATCCCCGCCCCTGAATGACTCTTTATCAAATTCGAAAATTGTGAATCCGTACGACATTCCATGAAATCCTGCATCGTAAGGATAACCATGATCCAAAACTCTTCCCAGTGTAATGGTCCGCCCTTTTCTATCTATGCGATAATACACCCGATCTTTTGGATGTTTATCAAACTCGTATTCGGGACCAATCGTCGTACCGGGTGTTTCTTTTACGCCATAGTAGTAAACGCTACTGTACGGACATTCGCGATTGAATGTGTGATTCGTGAATTTGCACTCTCCATCTCCCCATCCCTGAATTCCCGCGCTCCATTTTTTCTGATTGTGTATAAACTTGCCCAACTCAAGTGGTTGTTTACCATTATTACAGTAGTACACCGTTTCGGGGCACGCCTTGAAATTGTGATCTTCGTGAATGTATATTTTTGAAATGTCATCAACGGCGGCGGCGACTGGAGTTGGAGGAGTGTCCATTTAATTGAAGGACTGATGTATTAGTATTTGAAAACAAGTATACAATTGAAAAAATCAATTTTTTTATAAATCAATTTTTTTATAAATCAATTTTTTTATAAATCAATTTTTTTATAAATGAATTTTTTTATAAATGAATATTAAATATAAAAAAATAATAATTAATAATTAATAAAATTAATAAATAATAATTAATTATTAATAAATTATAATACAATACGTGCGACTGAACGACGATGACAATTGTTACCACTCCAAAAATAAATAATCCTCAAAATTTTAAAAGTTCAAATACTTTAGCTACAACACGAAAACCTCACTATGCTACAAAAGTAGATACGGCATTTAATATTGTTCCCGGAATGCATCGTCCAAATGCAAATAATATGCCGTCTAACATTACTCAAAATGATTTCATTGGACCCGACTTCAAAGCGCGCCCATTGAAACATTGGCGCAGGCAGCTCATTCCGACAAATGCGACAAGCGACAATTCTACGCAGAAACGAATGTCGACTGTAAATTTTATGGATACCCCCGGTTTAACAGTTTATAAAACAAATGCAGATACATGCAAATGTGTTAATAATGCACACAATGCTTTTGAAATTACTAATTCATATAATAAAAATAACTTCAGAAATGTAACACAAAATAAAAAAATACAAAATAATGGGCAGATAGATGTTCCAACATTTTACATTAGCGCTCCAATTATTGAAGAAATCTATAATGATATACCTGGAACAGCTCTCATCATTGAAATAGAATACGAAAATGATCTACCAACAATTCCAGATATTGTGGATATTGAACCAATAACACCATTCCACGAAAATCCTGTTCCCGATCCAGATCCAGATCCAGATCCTAATGCAAATACGGACAACAATTATAATATTTATACTAGCGTATACAATACCGTGTGCATTGCATGCAATCCCGAACAGAATATAATAAAATCAGGAATTTCTACTTTAAGCCAAGCGTATTACGGTTCAACTTCACAGTATTTAGAGTCCAGGTGCAGAACATACCATCAACGTGAATCAACAACTAAAATTCCAGATGGCATATATTATCCTAGCAAAATTAATATTCCATTTGTATTCTTATACCCGAATGATGATGTGCGGGGTCCTCAAGTTTATCAACCCAAAAACTGCGCAAATCCAAAAATATATAATAATACATTGAGCACTCCGCCAAATAGTTACTGTAGCACAATTTATAAACCGAACAATCCACAATTCGCATGTCAAGGCGCCGTTTCTGGAAGTACTCGAATTCAAAAACTAAAATCAAATACAATAACAAGTAACGGATTTTCATTATATTCGGCATATGGAGCAACTATGGCAAATGCCGGAAATTTTCAGGGAACAAATGAGTCAAATAATTATTATGTAAAAAATAGAAATTATCCGCTTACTGGTTACAATTCGCTCGATAAATATCGCCAAAATAAATTATCAGGGTGTTGTACATCCTCCGTATAGAATTTATTTAATTCCGTCGACACGTCGACACTACTTACATATTATCATATTATACTCTCGGAATTTTAACACCCAGTACACTTTGAATTTTATTCACATGTGTCGGATTGTATACACATACACCGCGTTCAATCTCATTAATAATTGAAACCTCCATGTTGCATTTTTGCGCAAGCTCCTTCTGAGTCATTTTTTTTTCGCATCGTGCACCTATAATTGCTTGTGATGTATTTTTTGAAATGTATTTTGTTTTTTTTACATCATCGTCTCCAGATGCCTTATAAACGCCAACTGACGAGAGCGAGGAAGTTGATGTTGATGACTTTTCTTCCTTTGACTTGTTGTTGTCTGTTTTTTTGAATACTACGGGTTTCCAATCCTGGTGATCTTGATTGCTCATATTGATGAAATGTTATGTATTTGTTATTTGTTATAAACGTTAATAATATAAAATTTAATAATATAAAAATCAATTTTTATATTATTATGATTATTATGTAAATGAAATGGTTTATCGATTTTATAACATGTTATGTGTTTGTTATGTTATGTTATCCCCAGATTTGTTCCTCCTTTTCAAGCATGATGCCGTGCAACATATTAAACGACTTATTTTCATTTGAAAAGAAACTGGGAGTCAATATACTCCAATCCAGATCACTTTTTAGAAGCGTCAACTTGGTATAAATGTATCCAATGAGTGCGCTGCACCAAAACCTCGAAGTTTTTTGAGGTTTATTATCTTTTTGACAGTACGCTTCAATCCAATCAGCAACTACCACATCATACGGCTTATCATACACAACTTGATGAATTTCGCGCAACGCATCAATGTTGAAAATTTTATGATACTGTTCTTCTGATTCGCATTTCAGTCGTCTTAGATATATTTTTCCCCCATACGTTTTTAGAAATTCTTCAAATTCAACAAACTGGACACCAAATTTCTTTTTACCGTCTTCAGCATCCGGAACGTCAGATGTTCCTGATGTCCATACGTATATGCCCTTTAAAGCAGGATTTGTCATCTTGGGGTCAATAACCACCATCCCCACATGAGAATAGTCACTACATGTCATAAATTTTATAAACCAGCTAAATAGACCCCAATCGTCATGCTGCAAATCGTCGCACACCAACAAATCTCCCGTCTTTAATTTTAGTTTTGTTATATCTATTTTATTATTTGTTGTATTCATTATTATCAATTTTCGATTATGAATAATTTAATTAATTATATTATTCATATATTTAAATTATTTATTTATATATTTATTTGATAAATATTAATATTTTTTATTCTTATAAAAATATTTTCATTTTTTACAATACATTTAAAACTTTAAATACACATCTCTCGGAATGGATGTAATCACATATTTTATGAAAGAATACGCAGCTACGAATAGCCACACCATGAAAAATGGATAAGCTACAATGGTTATGAATGTGAAGAGAGAACGCGTGGTAAATTGACGATAATAAATAACACCTATTGCAATCCAAATCATCATGCATATCCAGTACAAGTTTCGAAACAAATAGTACCACCACGAAAACGAATCAATTTGTTTTTCCATGTAAAATATTTTCCGATTACTGACATTTGTGTCTCTCTCCTTATCCTCGGTTTCATCTTCAATGCGCGTTTTTGTGGACGTTAGCATGTTATTATAGTTGCTTGAATTATATATCTCATCATTTTGTGACTGTATCTTCATAATTCCTACATTAATTTCATTCATTATCATTTTATGTTCGTCTTTTAACTTCAGAATTTCTTGGTCCGCATTATTCCCATATCGGGCTATCAAAACATCGGTATATTTTTTTGGACCATCTTTATTTAATAAATAGTCGTGTTCGGCTTGCGATAATTTTTCTGGAGCCATCTTATAATTCCGTTCTGCGTCTAAATATTTTTGTTTCAATTCACTCTTTTCTTTTGCCATTAAACAATCGTGATCGCACGAATTATTGGCTTTTGTCACCAAATCATTTATACTTTGAATGCTTTGAAGAAGGGCGGCATTATCTGTCATATTTTTTAAATTTGAAGATTGATTCTTACTATAATAACCATATATTAATTTTAAAAATATTAAATTATTAATAAATAAATAATAATAATTTAATTATTATTTATTTATTAAATTCTTCCATAACTATCTTCAATAACGAATGCATTTATTCCTTTATTATTATTATTATTATCATTCATTATCGGTTCCGAGAAATATTTCTTAGACACTCTTGATAACATGAAACTTTCAGAAATGTTTGATTGAACCGATGGTGCTGTACCGGTCATCATTGTACTAACCGTCGATGTAGATGTAGCAGGTAGCGAAGATGATGAAGACGATGGTGTTGGATTAGAACCCGAACCACCATTGCCCGTTCCATTTACATCATTCATAAATGATGTTGCTTTGCTTGACATTGAATCTTCTAATGATGCAGCCGAAGATGAAACGGACTTGTACATGGAATCAAATTTTGACGAGATGCTGTCATCGCTACTACAAGTTCGGTCAGTTGACACCGATTTGTTTTTTTTTGGCTGATCTGATATCCTGGAATTCATTTTTTGAGAATCAAAATTCCAATTATATTCATCGTAATTAATGTTACTCCTCTGATACATGTCATAAATCAATGAACCAATATATAACGCTCCGACAAAAATGATAATCACTACCAAAACGGTAACAAATTCTTGTGGCAACCACCCCAAGTTCATCAAAACTACAAAAAATATAACCAGAAAACATATCAAAACTACATATTTCATTATCGTTACACGCGCTTCATATTGTTTCTTATAATACACATTGATGTCCACCATTTTCAATGCATTTTCATTTTTTTGATTTATTGCCGCTATTGCCGCCTTTCTTGCTTTCAAGTCGGTTTCTTTTAGTGTAATAATAGTATGTTTATCTTGTAAGTTCGCATTCATAGATTCATTTACTTTCATATTATTTTGAGCATGCGTTAAAAGCGTATCGAATAAATCAGACCGAATGTTTGATAACTGTGTTATATCACCAATTAATACTTTTTGTTGGGCGATATTATCCGGGGTTGGATTTGATGAAGCAAGCAATGCATTCAAGTCATTATATTTTTTATTTTCTAAATCTTGTAAATTGGATATTTGTTGAAGTATTTGTTCAGTGGAATTGTCCCCGTTTGTCGGAGATGATGCAGAAGAGCCGGCCACTTGAGTTGGAACAGTTGGCGCATTCACCGACGAAGCCGTTTGTTTCGGCGAGTTTGGTGCAACTAAAAAAGACATTCTTCTATTATACTTTAAAACTTTTTAATTCAAAAATACTAAAAATGAATATATATTATAAAACTATATTATAAACTACTATATAACATATATATTTTTTTTTAGTATTTTTCTTATTTAATTATTTTATCGAGTTATTGTTGTATTGACCTGACCCCCTACGTATGTTAATTAAAATTAAGTTTACTTACTTCTTAAATACAAATAATGGATTTATACTTTCAAATGGCAGCTGTGGACGAGAAATATTAAAATGCGCCAATACAAATTGAATAATAAAATATATAAAAAATAACATTGCAATTATTCCAAACCCTAATGCATAAGATGATGATGACGATGACGATGACGATGACGAACTTTCTTCATTATCGTTGCCCGAATCAGTATTTGAAGATTTATAAAAAAAATTGCTAAACATTACAATAATTAATAAAACAGCAATTACAAACCACACCGTATAAAATGTATAATTCGATTTAAACTGTATTCGCGTATCTTCCTCTTGGGCAGAAAGCGATGAGCGTAATAATTTAATAGTGGGTGTAAACGATTCCATTGTTGTTGCAGAGACATTAGTATTAATGTTCGTAGTAGTAGCATTATTTCCATACGAGATCATACCCAATTCGCGCGACTGAGTGTCAAGTTTTGACATTTTTGTTTCAACTGCGCGCATTTGTTGTTCAATACTTTTTCGATCCGCGTCGGTCGTCGTTTGTTGAGACGATAATACTTTAATTAAAGCTGTGCCAGCATTCAACATGTCATCTCGCGTTGTTTTCAATGCGCTTTGAACAGTTGGAGAGAATACAAGCGCATTTTTTGCATTGTTTGCATCTTGTATATTCGTATACGTATTAATAATCCAAACTGGGACGCTGTTCATCTTCGCAAATGGGCGAATGTTATTAGCTGGGTCTTGAGTTGTTACAAGCACATAATTATTCGCATTCTTACTCCAATAATTTATGTCAATTCCATTTCCTTGGCAGTATTCGTTTGCAAGCGCGATTTTTTGACTTGTTTCTTCTGGAGACGTGGGTGAGATGCAAACGTTCATCCAATTCAACATATCTGATTCCTGATAATTGTCAGAACCAAACCCTGCAATACATACCGGTTGTCCATTGAACATGGTTATTGGGCAACATTTTTGACCGGCGGGTGGTGCAATACAAGCGCCGTTATTATTTGGATCTGCACTCCACCCCGGAACCGTTACACCCGCTTGGACGCATGGGAGTAAATTTGCAGTTGGAGATGCCGAATTTGGCGCCGAAATTTTAATATCACCATTTGAATTAGAAACACCCATTGCAGAACAATCTGTTCCTCCTAAAGACGCATCGCAGTTGAAACAACTATTAATTGGTGTCAGCGTTCTTACTTGAACCGTAAAATAATTATTATTTTGTAATATTTCCTTGTTATACTCTGAAACAGCGCTCGAATATGCATTCATTTTAGAATCAAATGCATCATTTAATTTTTGAATATTGGCGATAGAATTTCCTGATGCCGACACATCAGCTGGAGCGGATGAAGCGGATGCTGATGCAGATGCCGCGCTTGGTTGTCCAGATCCACTCTCAAATGATTCTTTGAAATATCCAAACTTATTATTATTCATTTTTACTTTTGCTTCTTTTCCTTTAAATCCATTATTTTTTTGCGCTAAATATACATTTGTTTGATCATTTAATTTTTCTTCATCATTTAAATATACACGCCCTTGACGTAAACTATACATTTGCATTTTATTTATAGCTATATATACTATTATATAATAAATATACTTTTAAATATACAATAATTTTTTATTTTATATTTAATTTATTATTTATTATCTTTCTTTTATTTTATTCATTTTGTTTGCTTGTTTGCATATTGTATTATAGTATTATAGTATTATATTATAATCTTTACTTTATTATTTTATTATTTTAATATTTTAGTATGATTGGCTTTGTATCTTCGGTTTATACATTAAATACAATATACATCCGGCCCCAACAGCGTACATGAGAGTACCAAATACGGTTGTTTTATATAGTTCATTGTAATCTTCCAACGAAACGACAGCCGCCAACTTGGTTTGGTGCAATGCAGTTCCCGTTTCCATAATTTGCAGATATTGTTTCTGAATTGGCGTTATATTCGTGTTGATAGTTGATATCTGCTTTGAATTCGTGTTTATTTGCGACCTCACTTTTTCCAATAAATTATTGGCAGCGTATCTATATTTTAAAAGCGCGTCATCATTTGGGTCTTTTGATTTTACATTAGTAGTAGATCCAGTATTGGCACTTAAAGAAAGTGTTTGATTTGTATGATAATTTACATAATTCGATTTATAATTGGTTAACACGTCATTAAATATTTGATTCACATTTTGGATATCATTTTGAAAATTATTATTCATATTTTAATAATATGTAATATAATCAGTTAATTAATTATATTAAATATATATTTTATTATTTTATTATTTTATTTTTTTATTTTTTTATAAAATTTTTATTTATTTTTTATTTTAAGCTGCAGCCCCTTTTACATTTCCAGAAGTTGCAGCTGCAGCTCCGCCAAACATTGACGACATTCCCGGAATCTTTTCAAACAACTTGCCCATTGAGCTTGATTCAAATTTATCTAAAAATGACTGCGCGGTTTTCAAAAGCGGTTCCATACTCTTCATATTTTCCATAAGTTTTTGTTGCTGATCCATAAGAACATTTGTTTGAGATGTTAATCCCTTTACCCCATCTTGGCCTACTAAATTTTCTAAATTATCATATGCTTTTTCCATAGTTTTTGCATAATCAACGCGATTATTCACAGGAAGATCTTCGTCATCGTCTAAACTTGCAGGGCTGAGTTCTGTCATGGGTTCCTTTCCATTTGATTTTTGCGCAGACGTCGTTGTTAACGATGCAGATGTTGCAACTTTCTTTGACGATGGCGCTTTACCAGATGTTCCTAAACCCGCGCCCGCGATTCCGGTTGCTATTAGCGGTTTAACAGCTACTGGTGGTTTACCAGCCGCCGTTGCCGTCGCATCTGTTGCCGTTGCCGTCGCATCTGTTGCCGTTGCCGTCGCATCTGTTGCCGTTGCATCAAATCCTTCCTTGCTTGCAACGATCATTCTCGACAAAACAGTAATAAAATTAGTTAATAGTAATGTCAAAAGTAAAACAACCGTCATGTTTTTACTAAAGTATGTCGTTATGAATCCAACGGATAAAAATATTAATAATGCATAGCTATCTCTCAAAACAACATATCCAAAAAAATTCATAATTGCTAAAAATGCTACAATGTACAAGACATTTTTATCATGCAATAATGTCTCAACAACTTTTGGAAGTTTCATATGTATATTTACCATTTTCACTAATTATATATGTATAAATATTATTTTATATATTATTTTATATATTATAAGCAATAGAAAAAATACAAAAATAATATTACAAAATTATTTATTTTATTAAATTAATTAATTTATTTGTTAAATGTTGTGTATGGTATTACTAAAATAATTTATAATTAATACATAAATACATTGGTATATAATACATTATATATTTCTTGCTAGATAATATCTACATAATTTATAATAAGTTATAATAAATTTAGATTTAAATGAATGTATCGTCATTAGATGAAAATGAATCAAAATATAAATTGGCATTTTGCGAATTCTTCAACTCAGATCTTCATGGAAAAGATGACTCGAGTTCTCTCAATATTGATTCACATTTTTTAATATTAAAAACGTTGACCCTAAACACGTTCTATGATTTATACCATTATGATTCCATCACACAATTTGTGGCAATTTTACGGCGTCAATACATTCGATACATAAACACAACCATTAAACAACACCCAGTCATTCGAAATTATAAAAATGCAATTATTAAAAAGAATTATGTTTCGCTGGAAATTATAGAATTAGTCGAACTTGAAGGTGGCGAATACGTTGCAATTTATAAAACGTTTTGGCTGCGCATTGTTCAGCGCATGTGGAAAAAACATTGCAATTATAAAAAAGAACTATTGCGTAAATTTCTGAAACCGCGCGGACTTTTATTGAGAGAAATTGGTAAATAATTAATTATTTATTTATTTATTAATAAATTAATTAAATAATTAATTATTTATTTATTTATTTTATTAGCATTTTTTTCAAAGTTGCAATTTCTTTCGTAATTATTTTTTTATCTTTTTTTAATTGGGATTCGTTTATTTCATCATCAGACATATCATTTTTATCCTCCATCATTTTATTCAAATGTTTTAATATTTTTTCTAAAGCGTGTATTTGCATTTTGATATTTGTTTTTAAATTATTGTAATACTCGTCATATATTTTTACAAGTCCGCTTATATGTGGATTCGTTTTTGCGTGGTTTTTTAATAGTAATCTATTTCCGAGCATTTTTTTTCTATTTTCTTCCATTTTTTCTTGGATGTGAATTAGCTGCGAATCCCGCTTATATACAGAGTTTGCAGTAGATTCTGATGATTCTGATTTTAATTCCAATCCTGTTTTGACTCTGACTTGACTTGACATCTATTGTTTTTTCGTTAGTTAATTAACCTTACTTAATAAATATAAATATTTTATTTAAATATAAATTAGGTAAAATAGTATTTCACTTTTATATATTTTTTAAGAATATATAAAAATATTGTTGAATAAATATATAACCAACTATTCATAGTTTTAGGAATGTCAAAAAAAGTAGTACCCGTTGGAACAAATTTTGCTGAAGTTTTACTCACCGAAGACGATTGTCGCTACGTAATGTTTCCACTAAAAGATAATGATATTTGGAAAATGTATAAAAAACAAGTGGACTGTTTTTGGAGAGCTGAAGAAATCGATTTTTCAAAAGACGGGGCTCATTGGCAGACCCTTGAACCAGATGAAAAATATTTTATAACTATGATTCTCGCGTTTTTTGCTGCAAGCGACGGGATTGTCCTTGAAAATTTGGCGGTGCGTTTTATGGCAGATGTTCAACTAGCAGAAGCGCGCGCATTCTATGGCTTTCAAATCGCCATGGAAAATATACATTCAGAATGTTATAGTTTATTAATCGATACATATGTAAAAGATGATGAAGAGCGGGGTCGCCTTTTTAACGCAATAAACAACTTCCCTTGTATAAAAAAAAAAAGTGATTGGGCAAAAAAATGGATTCATGATAAGCGAAGCTCATTTCAAACCCGCCTTATCGCATTCGCATGTGTTGAGGGGATCTTTTTTTCAGGTGCATTTTGTTCAATATACTGGATGAAAAAACGCGGCTTAATGCCCGGTTTAACGTTCAGCAACGAGCTAATTTCGCGCGATGAAGCGCTTCATACCGAATTCGCAATAATGCTGTATAATAAAATGGCAAAACCAGTTCAAAAGACGCGCGTACAAGACATTATAAAAGAAGCGGTTGATATCGAAACTGAATTTATTTGCGAAGCATTGCCGTGTCGCCTCATCGGCATGAATTCAAAGCTTATGATTCAATACATTGAATTTGTTGCAGATCGGCTCTTGCTGCAATTGGGTTGTGAAAAAATATATAACTCTTCCAATCCATTTGATTTTATGGAGCTTATCAGCATTGAAGGAAAAACAAATTTTTTTGAAAAACGGGTCAGCGAGTACGCCCTCGCAGAAAAAACAAAAACGGAAGAAATTTTTGACTTTACCGCGTCATTTTAAATAGAATTAGAAATATCCTCTTCTAATATTACGCCTTACCATTTTTTGTGGTGGCGGTTGCTGTTGCTGTTGCGGTTGCTGTTGCGGTTGCTGTTGCGGTTGCTGTTGCGGTTGCTGTTGCTGTTGCTGTTGCTGTTGCTGTTGCGGTTGCTGTTGCGGTTGCTGTTGCGGTTGCTGTTGCGGTTGCAGTTGCGGTTGCGGTTGCTGTTGCTGTTGCGGTTGCGGTTGTTGCTTCATACGAATTTGTTCTAAACGTCGTTGCTGTTGATGTTGCTGAAAACGCAACCTATATCTACGTTCTTCTTCTTCTGCTAATATTTTTTGTTGATATGTTGCGCGCTGTTGTTCATCTTGTGCTGCCGCCGCGATTCCCCTTGATTTAAATTTTATCCGTTTTTCATCATGAATATTTTGTTCTTCGTAAGTATTTGAAGTATGGTTATATGCAGTATCAAAATGGAAAACATTTATAAACTTGGAAGGTGCTGCATTCGCGTTTGTATCTGTACTACATCCTTCATGTTTATACATCAAATTTTTTATTGTGCTTAATCCATCATTTGTCGTTTTATAATAGACCATTTCCGCTTCAGATCGTGAAATTGTTCTCATAATTCCTTCCACCATTTGCAAAATATTTGGGTGTTGCAAAGGAAAAAAACCTCGACGATCTATTTTAAGCCCGCATTGTAGCACCCGATGCTGCATGTAATTGTCTTCACCCCCCCATGCCCAAAAATTCGGAAACCCGTTTGTTATTTCAAAATCTTTACCCTTTATTGAAAAAATGCCACCTAGCGCAAATTTAACTCCGTAAAAATGTTTTACAATACCTGCGCGTGTTTCATATTGTATTATTCCCTTGTCATATGGAACCGTGTCAACATCATTAAAAACAAATGTTATATTTTGATAATCTTTTGGATATTTTTCCTTCATTGCTAAAAATCCTATATTTTTCATCCCCCCTCTGTTAAATGGGCGATTATCTTTTTGATGAACAATGTATATTTCATATGTGGATGGGTCATATTCAGATAAAACATGCTTCATATAAACCGAAAAAAAAGTTAAATGGTGAGTTCGATCCCGATATGGAACAATAAATATAATTTGTGGTATCGTCAAATTGGTATTTTCACTTTCAGTTGTACTCATAATGAATAATTTAATTAATTTTTATTTATTTTTTAAACTCTTTTTTATATTTTATTTATTTTTTATAATTAATTATTATTTATAATTTATTATAATATTTATATTGTTATTTTATGAAGATACCGCATATTTCTCTAATATGACCTTTGGAATAAGGTTACTCGTAAACTGTTCCAATTTCTTAAAGCATTTATTAATTGTTACCTCGCTAATTTCCGTTATTCTATTCACATCTTTTTTTGATACATTCAAATTGCAGGTCTGAGAAACAAAGTATATGATCCCTGCAGCAATTGAATGTGGCGTATTTTCCGGAATTAAATTCTGTTTTTCTATTCTTGTTGCCACGAATTGACACAATTTAGTCAACTCGCCGTTCATATTTAGTCGACTGCAATACCGCTCAATAAATGCTTCAGGTCTCGTTTTACTGAAATTCGTTTTATCCGAATTTTCAAATTCATGTTCCAGTTCATTAATAATTGTAATCGCATTTTTACACCCCTTTGTTGCGCTCGTGTTATCCAAGTTAAAAATTGTCGCAATCTCTTTAATTGTTCGCGGACAGCCGTGTTTCCTGCACGCAATGTACGTTGAAGCCAGAATGATTCCGTCGCGATTCAATCCTCGATACGTTTTAAACTCGGAAATTTTCTTATGATAACGTAGCGCCTCGTCTACAATAATTTTAGGCAAACCGCCGTTATGCGCAATAATGGTTATGCATTGAAACTCGTCATACTGCGACTTTTCTCGATATGGCATTGACTGCCATTCCGTGTATCTTCGAAATTTTCGCATTTCATAGCTCGTGGCACCATCGCACATAACCTTACAGCCGTACGACGATTCCACAAGTAACGGGTTCACTGGCATACCGCATCGTGTCGGATCACTGGACTGATTGTCATCGGCGCCATAGTATCGCCATTCTGCACCATGATCCAATACATCTTTATATACAATACCGCATTTCTGATTCGTGCATGTCAAAAATCCATCGTCCGTAAAACAAACCGTCGAAGAACAGTTATCGCAAATTTCCCTCTGTCCGCTGCTTCTGTAGACGCATTCCAAATTACTTTTACTGTTTGATTTTATTGAATTTGTCTCAGTGCCGTCGTCAGTATTGAAACTATTCTCGATTTGTTCCCATAGCTGTTTTTTATTTAGTTTAGAAGCTGTATTAATATTGCCATTAATTTGCCTGTTTTTTTTTGTGGTCTTGTGTTCATTCGATGTTTTTATTATCGTCGCCGCTGTTACCCCTCCTAATGACATCAAAACAATAGTTGAGTTATCGTGGTCGGTGAATGAATATGAATGCTATTATATATTCAAACATGCGTTTAATTCAATTTTTTATTAAAATATTAAATTATTTTTAATGTGTAATAATTATTTTTTTTGTAAAAAATTTTATATATATATATTTTATAACATTGTAAACTTATAAAAATGGGTAAATTAAGTAAAAAAGAACGAAAAGCTGCGTTTAAAGGTTTAAACGGCTGGTTTTCTAATAAGGCAACTTTTGAATATGCCGATCCTGATAAAGGCCTTCAAAAATTGGACCACTATAATTTTTTAAAACTAACATACATTGACCCGAAAATGGATCATGCGTTGTATAAATGTATGCAAATAACACCCAATGACCAGATTAATACTATAGCTCCGGTTGCAACAATAGCTGTAATAAATACAGTTAATAACTATACTATCAGTTTACAAGGAGCTGTAGCAAGTTATGACCGAAATCACGGTCAGATTAGATTGGAACTTGTAGATATGGATGATAAAAGCACATGGAAATGTAAAGGGGATGGTGAAAAATTTCGTGGAATTAGTACGGAATTTAGTTTAAATTCTGCTTTACCAAATGATGAAGCTTTTGGAGGCGGATATATTGCTGCTTTCAGATTAAAAAAATTAAATAAAGCTCCCAAAGGGCTTGAAAATTTGGATTTTGCTGCTACATATAAAAAACAATTTAATGCTATATATAAAACAACTTAATGCGGGTTACAAAAAATAGATTTAATACAATATTTGTTATCGTTAAATAAATAAATAATTAAATTAAGTTATAAAAATAAAAACAAATAACAATAATAACAAATATTAAATATATGTATATATAACACAGTAAGATGGGGGCTACAATTTCCAAGCGAATGTCCGAATCAAATATAGAATTAAGAAAACAAATTGATTTGGCTGCAACAAGAATCATGTTGGATTCAAATTTTACAGACATGACAAAACTTGCAAATGAAAAATACTGTAACCGTTTAACTAAAAAAGTGGCAGACGTTTTTCAACAAAATAAAGACACAATTGATTTAGAGCTATTAAGAAAACGGTTATATTCTCAGCATTTAGATGAAGGTCTGCAAGAATTTAAGTCAAATGAAGATGGAGATGGTGCGCAAAAAAAAATGAAAACGTCAGAAAAACGGAAAAAAACCCCCCAGCTTCTAAATATAAAAAAAAAATGCATACAAATTTCAAAGTTTTATATTTTATTTTGGCATATATTTTCATGCATTGTAAGTACTATTAATCCAACATTTGAATCGAGTTCGAGTTCAAGCTCAAATGAAAAAACACCAACATCAAAATCAAAATCTAATTCAGAAAAATCAGAAACAACATCATCATCTTTAGATTTTTGTACTTCGCGAATAGATGCTTTAATCAACGGAGAATTAAATGAAAATAGTGATGGCGATTTAGAAGTAAAACCAAATATATGCAAAACCAATGTTTCTGAAAGTGGAAGCGCTTTACGTTTGGTTGATTTGCCAGGAATGAGAGCGCTTCAAAACTTATACAAGGATGTCAATGATGACAGTGCAAAAGATAGTGAAAAAGACGATGCACAGTTTCTTTATTTTGCATTTACGGGAAAAGAAGCCCCAAATCACATTACCCGTCTCGACCAAGTTCCACTTCGCGCATTCAATAAAGATGTTGAATGTAAAAAAACGTCATCATCATCATCATCATCAAAAAGAAGATACTACTATGATGATGACAATTATGGTGGCGGCGGCGCCTATGCTTATGGTGGCGTAAAAAGTGATGAAGAGTCGATAAAAGAACGCCGCCGCGATAAAGAGAGAAGGGATGAAGAAGAACGCCAATATTATGGCGATCATAAAAAAAATGATGAAGAAAATGCTAGAAATGGGGTATATTTAAAGGGAATTACTGGCAGCTTGAAAGAAAGATTATTTTCAGATTATGTTCAAAATATTAAAGAAATGATTGAACACTCTGAAACAAATCGTTCAAGGTTACTTGACATTTTATCCGAATTATTTACTTATACATATGACGAAAGTGGTGAACTTGATGGTGTTATTATAAACCCATCCATAACTTATAAAAAACTTCAGTTACTGGTTAAAAGAACGCGAAGAATCATAATCAAACTGTATACAGATTGCGAGGAAGATTATACGAATGGATTAGATATTTTTTTTGCAATCGTTCAAGAGAAAATAGTATTGAAATTATCTGTTCAAGACGACATACTTAAAAAACAACTAGAAAATACTATTTTTGGACCGCCCGAAAGGTACATTCCTGAATCATTATTATACCAACAGCAGTTTCAAGGAGCAGAGGATTTTAATAAGAAACAATTTGTCCCACCCCATTTCAAAAGTTCAGTTCTTTCTCTTGTTAAAAAACAAGTTTCCGATGACATATTTAGACAACTTTTACCTACATTAAATGAATGGATTAACGAAGAAGTTGAAAATACATCCGCGTTATTAGATGCCGCTCAAGTTGCAAATGAATTTCTTCAAGAAAATGTTTTCGGTGATAATTATTCTGATTCTTCTTCTTCTTCTTCTTCTTCGTCTTCTTCTTCTTCTTCTTCTTCTTCTTCTTCTTCTTCTTCTTCTTCTTCTTCTGCTCCTTCTTCTTCTTCTTCTTCTTCTTCCGTTGCTGCTCCTGTTTCTGCTGCCGTTGCTGCCCCTCTCCCTGCTATTATGAGACCGCTGGCAACTCCATTGGCAAGGGCAACCACACCATTAAAAGCTGCAACAGGAACAGGTGCTTCTGCCCCTACCCCAGTTTCACCATCGCCTAAAAAAATTAATCGACAATTCAAAGCTGTGGATATTAAACCAAGAAATTTATCATTCATTTTAGAAGAAAATGAAGAATAATATAATTAAAAATTAATTAAATGAAATGAAAATCATTAAATATATTTAGGAAAACCTACTTAAATAATTTTCTCATGTTAATATATGGAAATAATATATTCCATCAACAAGTAAACCGGCATGGCGCAGAGGCAGCGCGCAGGGCTCATAACCCTGAGGTCACTGGATCAAAACCAGTTGCGGGTATACGGATTTTTCAGTTACTTTAAAGAAGTTACGCATTGCCTACACACATGTGGACAGGCATCTTAAACCGGCATGGCGCAGAGGCAGCGCGCAGGGCTCATAACCCTGAGGTCACTCGATCGAAACGAGTTGCCGGTATCATTACACTTCAGTCGCTTTAAAGAAGCGGCACCCATGTCTACACGTG